TTACCAAAGCGTAGACGACCAAAACACTCGACCAATAATGTGGATTCTTTGTTCGAACTCTTCTCGGCTTAATTGCTCGTCAGGGTAGTCGGTATTATTAAAGCTTTTGATAATAATGCCGCCGTCGGGGCGAGGCACTAATTGCTTGACGCGGATTAGGTTGCCGTCGCGAATAGCGTAAAGGTCACCGTCAACAATCTGTGAGTGGTTGGCTGTGTCTATTCCTACCACATCACCGCTGCGAAGCATGGGCGCCATGCTGTTACCTATAACCCTGACCACGCGCGCGTTGCGGGCGTTTACGCCCATTCTGCGTAGCGTATAGCGGCGGAAGGGGAGTGCATAAATCTCGTGCTCGTTTTCCGCCATGGTGCCGTCGCCACAGGCGGCTTCAACGTTAAGCATAGAAACCTCAATGAACTCATCTTTGTCATGGTTCATGGATTCCCACTCTTCAACTTTCAGGCTGCTGGCCTTTATTTCAGAGTCATAGACGTCTGCAGACTTAATGCGAACCTGACCCTCACCGAACATCAGCCACTGGGGTGTGACATCTAGCGCTTCGGCCAGTTTATCTATGCTGCGTGGCGCACGAGTCTGCCCAGACTCTATTTTATTTATCGACTGCTGACTGACCTGGATTTTTTCCGCCAGCGTTTTTTGACTCAGGCCTAACTGTTCACGTCTCCAGGCGACGCGTTCTGCTAGCGTTTGCATAAGGCTCTCTCTTGATGTAATCGGGTCTGGAAATCGTCACGAAACGTACATCTACTATAACAACTAATTTGTGTTGATCAACCGATAATTATCTATTACTATAGTTTTACAACTAATGGTTGTGTTATCGGGGGAGTGAATGAACAGTATTAAAACGACATTAGAGATGTGGGGAAACTGGGCTCGCTGTGGTGTTGGCACCGACTATGCCAAGGTTAACGTGACCTTTCAGGCATCTTTACCGGCCGAATCTTCAGCGCTTTTTCGCACGGATGACAGCCAGGGAATGGTGGTGGATTCTGCCGTCGCTGGTCTACGTCATTTTGATAGCCTTGCCTATAAGCTAGTGATTGCACACTATGTTTATCGAATTAGTCAGTCAAAACTGGCAAAGCAGCTGGGGAAAGCACAGAGCTATGTGGCGGGCATTTTGCGAATTGCCGAGGCGTTTATTGCCGGGCAAATTTTTGTCCAAACTGGGGAGGCGTTCTCCGCCTAGAAAATCCTCTTTCTATGTCAATGTTCATCAAATGCCGCAGTGAAAAGCGGCATTTTTACGATCGGACAGCAGTAAAATAAAGTTGTAAAAACAACTTAAAATAGTTGATTTAATCTGATTATAAGGTATAGTAGGCACTATAAAGTCATCTTTATGTATCCAGATTCAGTGTTAAGCAGCCCACATCGTTGTGGGCTTTTTTGTTGCTCTACGAGCACCGTTAGGTTTGTGTATTCGGCACGATGAAATTATTGCCGATAGCCATTCACTCACTTTCAACCTCCTTCGGGAGGTTTTTTTATGCCTTTTTTTCATTTTTTCTATTCCTATTTTTCAGGGGGAACTTCATGCCAATGAAAGAACTACAAAGTTACAACGTTATTAGTCACGTACTGGTACTCGCAATGACGCTACTTGGCGCTGTTGCAAGCTACGCCTATCGGATCCTGAACGGGGAGGAGTTTCGCTGGTCGATTCTGTTTCTTCAGGCCGTTGTTGCCGTTTTCACGGGTGCCATGGTGTTACTGATGGCCAGCTACTACCACTGGGCCGCCGAATTTGCCGGCGGTATGGCGGGGCTGGCGGGGTGGTCCGGTGCTGAGTTTATCAAGCTGCTGGAAAAGCGCTTTCTTAAGCGACTGGGAGAAGAGCGACATGATGATTAGTCAGCAGGGTGTTGACCTGATTAAGTCTTTTGAATCCTGCCGATTAAAAGCCTACCTCTGCCCGGCAGGCGTTTGGACCATCGGCTATGGTCATACTTCGGGCGTCAGGCCGAACGATGAGATTTCTCAGGCTCAGGCGGAGCGCTATCTAAAGGCAGACTTAGTTCGCGTAGAGCAGGACGTTCGCATTCTGGCGCGGGTTCCCCTCACTCAGGGGCAGTTTGACGCGCTAGTCTCTTTCGCCTTCAACTGCGGCACTCGAGCGCTGAGTACTTCTACGCTGCTGCGTAAGCTCAACGGGCGGGACTATGTGGGCGCTGCCGAGGAGTTTTCTCGCTGGGTGTTTGCCAACGGGAAACGGTTTGCCGGGCTGGAGCGCCGCCGTCGGCTGGAAAAGCGGATGTTTGAATCATGAATGCACTCGTTAAGTATGCCGCGCCTGGCGTCATGATTGTTCTATTGGGGCTGGCTCTCTGGTGGACTTTTGGGCAAATGAAGTCCCTCGCCGTCAGACTGGAACAGACTGAGAGCGAACTGAGCACCGAGAGAGCCAGTGGTGAAGCGCTTAGGCGTCAATACACAAGAATTCAGGAGGTGCTAGACGATGTGGCGAAGAAAAAAAGTGAAAGCGATCGCGAAGCGGGAAGACTTCGCGCAGAGCTTGACGAAGCACAGCGGACTGTCCCCTGTGCGAGCCAGCGCGTTCCTGATGCTGTTACTGAGCGGCTGCGCGACAGAGTCTCCTCCGTTAATGCCGCTACCGGTGCCCAATAGCCTGTTTCAACCCTGTGAGGCGCCGGAATATCGGGTAAGAAACTACGGCGATTATCCTGGTTATGTGGTTGAACTGTTGGTGGCTATCGAGCAGTGTAATGAGCGGCTACGGGGAGTCAGAGAAATTTTGAATCAGTAAAAGTCCGTTTGCGATTAAGCGTTTTTCGTTAATATAGGACACTTCGCATTATCCTGCTCTCTTTAAAGGAATAACCTAATGAGAACCAATGGCGTTTCTTTCACTGCGGCCGTTTGCTGGCTGTCATTTTGGCTTGGAGCTGTGCTTTCTGGAGCCGCCTGGCTATATGCACGATTTCAGCAGGTTCCTTTTATTGAAGGTTTAGCCAACGGTCTTATGAATGTCACCAGCCCAGATAGCACTGTCGCACTTTTGCTTGCGCTAGGTCTGATGCTGTTGGTCATTGGGGTAATATTTGTTCCTCTCTTTTATCTTACGGTTGCTGTACAGGGGCTTATCCGAGTGTTGACGCTTAAGCCTATTCGCATTTAGTTCTGATTTCCTGCGGTTAGCCGGCTGTTATCTTTTTAGTTGTGGGCTTTATGATTGGCCTTGTTTTAATTATTTTCTTTTTTGTTGTTAAAAACAACTTTTAGGGGTTGAATTAATCTGATTATCAGGTATAATAACCACTATAAAGTCGTAAAACTCTATCTTAAACGTTGTTAACAAAAAGCCCGCATAGCTATGCGGGCTTTTTGCTTTTTGGCGCACAAGAAAGAGAGGATTCTGGCTTTTTTGGTACATCCTCCCCATGGGGCGAAGCGCTAAAGGGAGCGCTGACGTAGCTGCAGTCATAGTGCACGTTTGGGCTACGATGCATAAAAAGGTCTCAGCCCGACGGTCTGGCGTTTAGCCTTCGTTGATGTACTACTCTTTGGCCCCGCAGCTCGCAGGGCCTTTTCTTTTTCCTGTTTTGTCATCATCCATATTCATCTCTGAGGTTTCTATGGCAACAACCATTGAACAGCGGCTACAGGCGCATCTGCAGCCGTTGCTGAGCGTCGCCCTGATCGTAAAGGGCGAAACGCCGCCTCCTGAGCCCTACGCTGAACTGAGTATCGTCTCTTGTTCTGCGCTGGGCATGGGAGACGAGCTGGTGAGAACCGTTGATGAAGACGGCAATTTGATACTGCGCGGTCAGCGGCGCGCTGAAATCGCCGTGCATTGCGTTGGCGGTGAGGCTGCCGCTGTGCTGACCCCGCTGATTGACGGCTTCAGAAAGATTTCTGTGTCAGAGCGTTTTCAGCTGGCACAAATTGGAATAGAGGGAAGTCCTTTGCTTAAAACGGAAATGAAGGAAGACGCCCAATGGACGCCGAATTCAGAGACCTACCTAAGCTTTTTTATCCACTATTCCGTAACAATCAAAGACGCAGTAAGCGTCATTGAGCGTGTTCAGGCCGCCACCGACGGCGGCGATATTACTTTTAACATAACGAGGTAAAACAATGGGTTCTCTGAATCAAATTGTGAACGTAAATATTGCTCTGAGTACGACCAGCGTTGCGCGCGGCGTATTTGGTGTGCCTATGATTGTTGCTCCGCTGACTGCGTTTTCTGAGCGCGTTCGCGTCTATCAGGACTACAACGCAGCCGTTGAGGACAATCTGCCCGCCGACGTTTTAAAAGCGCTGCAGGCAGTATTCAGCCAAACGCCGCGCCCGCAGATGTGCAAAGTAGGCCGACTGGACGTTGCCGCTGACAGTGAAGTAGAGGCGGCTTCTATGAGTGCTCAGCTGAGCGCCATTCAGGCGGAAGACGCCAACTGGTACGGCTTTGCTCTGACTAAGCGCGATGCCGCTCTGCAAATGGCTGCCGCAGAGTGGGCAGAAACGCAAACCAAGATCTTCTTTACCTCCAGCGCTGACGAAGACATCGTTGATGCTTCCAGCTCAGCGGACATTGTGTCTCGCCTGATGGAAAAACGCTTTCTGCGCACGGCGGTTATCGTTGATAAACACGCGGCAGACCAGTATCTGGAGATGGCCTGGATGGGGCGCTGCTTTACCATCGCTCCGGGTGGTGAAACCTGGGCACTGAAACAGCTTTCTGGCGTTCAGGCTTCCGACTGGAGCGCAACCGAACAGCAGACCATCGTCAAGAAGGGCGGCAACACCTTTGAGCGCTTTGCGCCGCAAATTTACCTGACGACGCCGGGCAAAGTGGTTAGCGGCGAGTGGGTCGACGTGATCCGCTTCCGCGACTGGTTGGCAGATACCATTCAGACCAGCCTGAGTACGCTGATGATCAACCGCAATAAGGTGCCTTACACCGACGGCGGCATCGCGCTGATTGTCAACAATTTGACCGGCTGTCTGATGGAAGGACAGCGCGTGGGCGGCATCGCGCCGGACGAAATCGACGCTGACGGCAATAGCGTCAAAGGCTTCGTGGTGACTTATCCCAGAAGCGTTGAGGTTCCGTTCCAGGACAAGGCCGCCCGCGTGCTGAACCTGTCGTTCTCCGCCCGCCTGGCTGGCGCTATCCACTTAACCAACATCGACGGCAATCTGTCATACGAACTACAGTAATTAACCGCTAACAGGAGCATTTTACGATGGCAGCAGAATTAACAGGCACTTATAAAGGCGATCAGGTATTTGTCACCGTTGGACCGGTATTGATTTCCGGCTTTAGCGATGGGGACGCGATTTCGGTAAAGCGTACCGCTGAACTTTACACCACGAAAGTGGGCATTGACGGCGGTGTAGCGCGCGTTCGCAGTGCTAACAAGAGCGGAACTATTGAAATCAAGCTGCTGCAAACCAGCGGCGTGAACGATGAGCTTTCCAAACTTTTCTATGTCGACAACTTTAACGAAGACGGTTCACCGGTTCTGCCTATCAGCGTAACTGACGGTAATGGCACCACGCTGTGCTCAGCCGGTCAGGCGTGGCTGAAGGCAGTACCTGAACTGGCGTTTGGCGATGCGATAGGCGATCGTACCTGGACGTTTGAATGTGCCGATCTCAAGCTGTTTGTTGGCGGAAACTAAGCTTTTTAGCCAAAAGTAGGTGAGAACGGCGCCAAGAGGCGCTTTTTTATTATCTGAATTTTGTTATCGGGGGCGTTAGCCCCCTTTCTTTATGGAGAAAACGAATGCACGTTGAAACTTTCATCATCGGGAATCGTGAGTTTACTGCGGGAAAAATGAACGCATTTGACGCTGGCCGTCTGCTGCTGAAGCTGAAATCTATTGTTGCTCCAGGGCTAGCGCTTATCGGTCGGGACAATGGCGCACAAGCCGCTTCTATTCTTGAGCTTTTTTCCGGTTTGGATGAAAAAACCCATGAAGAGGTGCTGTTTCCCATTTTGGCGGCAGCAGGCACTTACTCGGTAGAAAACAAGCGCAAGATTGCCTCTTCGACGGATATGAACCTCTGCTTCACCGTCGATAACCTGCTCGATTTTTATCTACTGGTATGGGAGGTGTTAAAGCTTAACTTTGCCCCTTTTATCGAGCAGTTGGGCAACCGCTTTGGCGCCCTCGATACCGAGGTCGAGCAGCCGTAGCCGAGAGTGATAGCTGCGGTGAACTGTGTCCTTCTCTTCAAGAAGAACTGTGGATATGGCGGCCCGTCATGGCCAATCTGGTCACGCTAGAGGCCGTTAAATCCGGCGCAGTTTGCGTAGAAGATTTGTTAAAAATCAATGCGCTTTTGGATATGCGTGAAGATATGCAGATTCAGGCGCAACAGGAGAGCCGTAAATGAGTGCTCAGGCGACAATATCGTCAAATCAACTCGCCATCTACAACTCGCTGTCGGTGACGCTTTCAACGCTCGTTAAGCAATTAACGGTAGTGAATCAGAAGATTTCTCAGGTCAACATCGAGAATCGTCTTATTTCATCAAATACCGTTAACGTGATTAGCGTTCGCGTTGGAAAAATCAACACCAAACTTCAGGAATCAGAAAAAAAGACGCAGTCGTGGGCGGAAAAGATCTCAGCTGCCTCAGATAAGGTGCAGAAAGGATTCTCCACGCTCAACAGTTGGTTTGGCGGCAAGCTGTCTTTGACCGCGATGGTAAAAAGTGCAGGTGATCTACAGGCGTTACAGCAAAGAATTAAGGGGCTTCCTCAGGTTTTCTGTGATTCAGCCGATGGGGTCTACTATTTGACTCAGCAGGCCAATAAGGCGCGAATGCCGATGAAGGCTTACGGCGACGCCTATGTGGCGCTGGCGAAAAACAGTCAGTCTCTGCTTAAGTCGCCCAAAGCGGTGACCGATACACTAAACGCCATGTCGAACGCGCTTAGGCTGGGAACGGGGAATACAGAAGAACAGGCATCGGCACTGACATTGCTGTCTTCATCTTTCAAAAAAGGCAAGATCGACGCTGAAGCCATGAACGGCTTTCTTTCAAAGCTCAGTGAAAAAACGTTAGGGGACTTAGCCCGTGGGATGGGGTTGTCAAGTAAGCAGCTTTTGGAAATGGCGAAGCAGGGAAGAATTACCGGCGTTCAGCTTGAGAAGGGGTTGAAGAGGGCTGCGCCCGGTTTGCAAAAAGGCGTCGATAGCCTACCGATGAAGTGGGACGACGCCGTAACCAAAGTCAGCAACCGCTGGGACGAGCTGCTTTTCGCTTTGGAAAACAAAAGCGGTTTGATTACCAAAGTCTCTAACCTGTTTATCAAAGGGTTTGATCTGGTTGAAAAGTCCATTGACTGGCTGATAGTGAAGTGTGGCGGCGTAGATAACGCTCTGATGGCCATTGGTAGCATCATCGGTGCGATGTTTGCCGGTAAGACAATCCTGTCTATTATCAGCGTCGTCTCCTGGCTAGGGAAGGCGTGGCCAGTAATATCTGTACTGCTGTCCTTTATGGGAAAACTCGGCCCAGCAATGAGCATCGTCAGAACCGGTCTTATGGCACTAAGGCTGGCTTTTGCCGGTTTAGGCTGGCCGATTACGATAATTATTGGCCTGATTTTTGCGCTGATTGATGCCTACCACTGGATCAGCGGCGAAGATTCCTATATTGGCAGCCTGATTGGCCCTTGGGAAAACTATCTAGCTTCACTGATGCAGGTGTGGGATGGAATTAAGGGCATATTTTCTGGCCTCACTGATATGGTGTTAGGAACGTGGGGGATTTTCGATGGTCTTTTTCACTTGGACTCGAAGAAGATTCTGGCCGGCTTTGAACAGTTGTGTTCTGGCGTTATGGGCATTTTTGATGGTTTTACAAACGTGCTCAAGGGTGCCTTTGATTTTATCGTTGATCCGTTCATTGCCGCGGGTTCGAAGTTTATGAGCTGGCTTGGCTTAGGCGGAAAAGAGGAAAAATCGAGTGGTGAAGCTGGAAAAGCGCCTAAAGACGGTTTTCTTAATGTAAATAAGCAGCTGACGAAGCCCGCTCCAGGGCTGAGCCAAATGGTTTCTGACGGAAGCTTTGGCCTACCTGACCTGTCTGCCACTCAAGCCGTGGCGGTAACGACCACTAATCAGTCATCTATTACCAGTAACCAACAAATCAACTTACAGGTTAACGCTAATTCTCCTCAGGATTTACTTAATAAAGTTGCTGAGATGGCAAAAGAAGGCGCTGCTCAAGGGAACAAGACGTTGGTTAATGAGATCAACAGGGGGCAGACCTGATGGGAAATATATGGGGCGTTTTGGCGAAGTATCTGAATAACAAAAATAGCGTTGTCACTCTGGACGGTGATTTCTTCAATATGGAATTTGAAGTGATCACTAGCGAAACCCACAGCTGGACAGCGCAAACCACCAGTAATCCGGTGGAAAAGGGTGAGCCCGTTAGCGATCACGTTCAACGGGATCCCGATACGCTGCAGATAAACGGCATTATCAGCAACGCATCTGTTCGAGGAAAACTTGGGACGCTTTTGGACAAAATGGCTAACGGACTCAGTCTGGAGTCTCCCGTTCAGCAGGCTTTTGACAAGCTTTATGCGCTGATGGAAGACAAGAGACCGATGACGGTTTATACCCAGTATAAAGTGTATCCCGATATGGTGTTGACTAGCCTGAGTATTCCTCGATCGCCAGAAGCGGGTGAGAGCATTGAGTTTAACGCGACGTTTACTCACGTACGCTGTGTGTCCACGATGCTGGTGAGCTCAGAAGATGCAGGTATCAGCTCGGAAAACTCGGAGTCAGAAAGTACCTCTCGGCAGTCGTCGCCAGAGGCAAATCGAGGAAAAGTGCCCACTGAGCCGGTAAGCCAGGACGTTGAGACTGACGCTGGCAGTACCTATGACTTTGGCAGCTGTGGTCCTAATGGCTGCCAGACGGTAGATACTGGCCGAGGTTGGTAAAAATAAGCGGAGTGCTTTATGGTGCAATATATCAAGATCCCTCTCATTGCGGGTCAGGCAGACCAGCGGTTAGACGTCACGCTAGATGGTGAAACCTTTTCATTACGAGTGATTTGGAATGAGCTTCACGGCTATTGGTCAATGAATGTTTACCAACGTAATCGTGAGTTAATTATCAGCGGCGTTAAGCTTGTTAAAAATATACCGCTTATCGCAAGGTATAACCTTAAGTCTCCTGCTGGGGACTTTATTTTTTACGATAATAACAGTGGAAAAGAGCGTCCTGACTTTGACTCTTTGGGAAATGATCACTTACTGCTTTATCGTAATGACAACTCTTAACGGTAACGCTAGCTATATTACTTAACTACAACACCTGACTTTTTTCTTATCTGTAAGGAATAGCGATATGTTATTTAACCGTGTCGCTGAATTAATCGTGGGCGAGCCTAACGGTGAGGCCGTTATTATTCGCGACTTACGCTTTTCATTTTCAATTGAAAAAGATAATGATAAAGCAGTCAATAAGCTAAATTTAAAAATCTATAACATGAATAAACAGACCCGCAGTGTTGTTGAACGGGTCAATAATAACGTGATCTTCAAGGCGGGCTATGAACACGATATTGGGCCTGTGACTATTTTCACTGGCTCAGTCGTGAGCGCTTGGACTGTCAGTGAAGGTAACGACATTATTACCGAGCTGTCTGTTCGAGACGGCATCTTGGCATTAAGAGACACTAAGATTTCTCTTAGCTATTCGCCGGGTACGTCGGCGCTGAGCGTTCTCGATGACGTGATGGCATCATTTTCCATTCCCGTTAAGCCTCTACCTAAAAGTATTACCGATAAAGCCTATTTACGAGGATTCTCATTCTGTGGAAAGGCTGAGACGGCAATGAATGATGTGTGCCTTTATCTGGGGCTGACCTGGTCCATCCAAAATAACGAAATTCAAATACTGGACAGGAATAATCCCTCCGGTGATGAGATCGTTGTTCTAACGCCAGACAATGGGTTGATTGGTGTACCAGAACGGGTGGTGGACTCTACGCGTAAGCAGTCTCAGGGGGAAAGTTCACCGCCGTCAGGCATGGTTCTGTCAGAGAGCCGAAAAGAGGGGGAACATTTTCAAATCGACGGTTACAACGTGAAGTGCCTGCTACAGCCTCGTCTGTATCCGGGCTGCTACGTGGGGCTGGAAAGCCATGTCCTCTCACTAGATCCGATGATTGATACTGACGATATCGGCCGGCCGAGAATGTTTTTTCGTGCCGAAACCGTGACGCACAGTGGGGATAGTCATCAGGGCGAATGGCTGACGGAATGCCAGCTTAAAGCGGTAGATTAAGGAGAACGTATGGCTGAAAACAGTAACCTACTCCAAGCGCTCCAATCGCTGATTCAGACCGAGAATAGCCAAATCAATACCGCCGTTGACGGCATTATTGAAAGCTACAGTGCGGGAATTGCTAGCGTAAAACCGATCCCACAAAAGCGGTTTAACGACGGTAGCCAGATAGCCTACCCCGTCATCCCCAACGTCCCGGTCATGTGGCCGCGCTTCGCGGGCGATACGGCTGGGGTCAAAGGGCCTGTGCGGCCGGGAGACAAGTGCCTGCTGGTGTTCTGCCAGCAGGCCGTTGACGGCAGCGATGATGAACGGCGTTTTTCCCTTAACGATGCCTACTGCATTGTGGGCGGGTTCGGGGCGTCTACCGGACGTGGTGAGGAAAACGACCAAATGCAGCTTTACTTCAACGACGCTTACGTGGCGTTAACTGAAGACGGCAAGCTGCTGATTAACGCGCCGGCGGGTGTGGAAATCACTACGCCCGAAACGTTGAACAAAGGCCTTTTAACTACCGAAGGGCAGCTTAGCTATCAGTCGGGCATGTCCGGGCGCGGTGGCGCCACGATCAACGGCACGGTTAAAGCCACAGGCGACGTTCAGGGCAGCGGTATTTCTCTTATCCAACATACTCATCGTGAACACGATGGGCCATCGACGGGGCCAGCGCAATGATTGATTTAACGCTTGATTCTTCAGGCGATCTCGACCTGAGTCGCAACGATCTGAGCTGGGTAGACGGCGCTGAGCGCGTACATCAACAGCTGCGGATAAAGCTAAAGCTGTGGCGCGGCGAATGGTTTTTAAACACTGCCTTTGGCACGCCGTACCTTCAGCAGATCCTCGGTAAACAGATCACGCTAAACGGCGCGCTGGCCGCGCTAAAAACCAGCATTCTTGATGTGGACGGCGTGCGGGAAATTACCCAGTTTCACTATGAGTTCGATCGGCAAACGCGAAGCCTGACGGTGCAGTTTGCCGTCAAGACGCCCTATGGGCTGATTAACTATAAAGGTAATCAATAATGGCTTTAACGAAAGAGGGCTATGCCGTCAAGCGGCTGGCCGAACTGAAAAAAGAGTATGACCGCCTGTTGATCAACCGCTTTGGCCCGATTAACACACAGCCCGATTCGGTTATCGGTCAGCTGGAGGGCATCTGGGCGGAGGCGCTGGCCAATCTTTATGAGCAGGCGCAGGACACCTATCACGCCATGTATCCGTTCAGCGCTGAGGGCGTCTCTCTGGACGGCGCAGTGTCCTACGTGGGTATTACGCGCTTTACCGCGACAGCGACCTGGACGATTGCGGCGGTGTATGGCAGGGAGTCAACGCTGCTGAAAAGCGGGGCGCAGGCGTCTGACGGTGTGCAGCGTTATCAAAGCGTATTGGACGCGGTTATCAGCCGAGCCAACGCCGTCGATACGTTAATAGACGTTAACGTGCAAAGCGGTATGAATTACGTGCTTAACGTAAACGGCATGCTGATTAGCTATCTTTCCGGCTCTAACGCGACGCTGGAAGAGATTGCATTTGGACTAGGGCAACAGTTTAATCCCGACGCGATGCGCTACGAGCTAGACGACGGGCGCCTCAGGATCTTTGCCACTGACGGCGTGACGCCGTTTGCCCTGTCCGTTGGTGAGCGGATGAAGATGGTTCGCATTGGCTCGCCCGCTCGCTTTGTTTCAATGAACGAAGGGCGCCGGGTATTGCCTCAGGGAGCTTTGCGCGAAATCGTTACACCACGCAGCGGCTGGGAGGACGTGTGCAATCTGGTTGAAGGCGTGACCGGGCGGGAACGGGAGAGCGACACCGAGCTGCGCACCCGATTTGAACAGTCCCGCCAGTCGCTGGGCTCTGCGACAGTGAAAGCGATTCGCGCTCGGCTGATTCAGGACGTGTCCGGCGTTAGCGAAGTGCGAATTTTTGAGAACCGAACTAACCAAACGTCCGATGACGGCATTCCACCTCACGCCTTTGAAGCGCTGGTAGTTGGCGGTAGCGATCAAAGCGTCGCTGACGCCCTGTGGACGCATAAGCCCGCGGGCATCGAAACCTACGGCGCTAACTCCATTATGGTGAAGGACGAGAACGGTGACGGCCAGCGCATTTGCTTCTCGCGCGCCACGCAAAAATACGCTTGGATCCGCGTGCATGTAACCGGGCTGTACGATGAAGAGGCCCTGCCTCAGGACATTATCAGCACCATCAAGCGGGCGGTGATGAGCTACGGTGAATCTCTTAGCATCGGTGAAGACATCATTCTTCAGCGCATGCTGGGGCCTATCTACGCCAACACCACCGGACTTGCCGGGATTGTTATTGAAGCTGCAGTCACCGAATCGCCAGAAGCGCTACCGGCCTACGGAGAAGGCAATATCGCCATTGATAAGCGCAGCACCGCGGTATTTGACGAGGCTCGGCTGGAGGTTATCGGCCTATGACCACTTCTTTTAGAAAAACGGCGCTGTCGCGCCTTGTGGGGCAGTTTCACGATAAAGAGAAGGTGAAAGGGCTGGTGGAGTCAATGGTGACTCCGCTGGAGGAGCTATCCGACGATCTGAACGCCATCAAGCACCAGCGCTGGGTCGATACGGCAGAAGGCGAACAGCTTGACGGCTGCGGCTATATCGTTGGCGTTTCGCGCCAGAGCCGAGGGGACGAAGAGTACCGCATTGCCATCAAGTCGCGCATTCTCAGCAATAGTTCTCGCGGTAGACCTCAGGATCTGATTGAAGGCGTGCGCTTTTTGACTAAGGCGACAGACATCCAGTATCTGGAAAGCTATCCGGCCTGTGCGCTGCTGTTTTCTAACGGTAAAACTGTTCCTCCGGGCAGCCAGCCGATCCTGCAGGACATCGCGCCTGCGGCGATAGAGACCGTGCCGCTGATGGTGAGCTACGGTCGGGCTCAGCCTCTGAGAACGGGGCGACTGTCGAATCCGTCCGGCCTGAGCGTGACCAGCGAGCAGGGCGACGCTGAGCTGCAGGTTAACGAGCAGGGATTGAGCGTGAGCGGCAGTAACCCGATCGGCTCCGCTCGCCTGAGCGGCATGGTGCCGGCTAAAACGCCGCTTCTGGCCAACCGAGCCAAGATCCGCGCTGCCAAAGGCATATTGGCGGTAAGTACAACCTATGAGGTGTTCGATAACGGATACCGTTTACCTGGAGTATTCCAATGACTACGTTTGCAGAAAATCACATCGTCTTTCCCGACGGACAGATTAACGTTGTCCCGCTGCCGGAAGCCATTATGCGCAACGGCTTTACGCCAGAAACCCGCGATGCCCCCGGCATGCCGCTCCCTGCCCAGTACCTAAACTGGCTGATGCGCGATCTTTATCGCCTGGCGAATGAAGTAAAGGATAAAAGTGAAGAGCTGGCTGGTCGAGTTATTCCCGCCTGGATGCCGATCCCCTGTCCGCTGGAGGAGGCCCCCGAGGGCTACCTGAAGTGTAACGGCGCGGCGTTTGACAAGGAGCGCTATCCCGAACTGGCTGAGGGCTACCCGTCTGGTGTGCTGCCCGATCTGCGAGGGGAGTTTATTCGCGGGTGGGATGATGGGAGAGGGGTGGATGCGGGGAGGAAATTGTTGAGTCTCCAGTCTCATGCGTTTGAAAGCCACAACCACTATCTTCCAAGCTGTGCGGGGTCGGTCCCGGCACCCAATACAAGATACGCCTCATTGCATGACAGCGCCTGGACAACAAGAATTGCAGTAAATCGTGAGATCACGGCTACCCCAGATATGGCGGTAACATTTCCTCTAACGAAGGGAGATCTGACAAATATTCAGCAAGCTACGGGAGATATTGGGACATTTGGAACAGAGACTCGTCCACGTAATATTGCATTCTTATATATTGTGAGAGCTGCATAATGAGTCGTGCAAAATTTAATGACTTGGGCTTAGCTACACGAGCTGGAACAGTTCATCTCTATAATGTATCTCCTGATTTTGAAGAGTTCCTCTTTGAATCTGATGAGGGGATCTCTGTAGGGACAGGGGTTCCAGCCTATAGCTATATTGATGTTCCTTTGCCTGCTAAATCCGGATTTGCCGTTTGTCGAGATGATAAAGAGTGGAAATACATGGAAGACCATCGAGGTATTGAAGCGTATTCCATCCAAACGGGAGAACCGATAGAGATTACTGCTCTTGGCTCTCTCCCTTCGAATGTAACAACGCTTAGCCCTATAACGCCTTTTGACACTTGGAACGGCGATCGCTGGGTAACGGACGAAACGGCGAAGCGTCAGTCTGAAATAGAGACCGCCGCGCAGCAAAAACGCAGTTTAGAACAGAAGGCCAACGTAGCGATTGATACGCTAAGCGATGCCATTGAACTGGGGCTGGCTGAGTCAGGCGATGAGGAAATGCTTAAAGCCTGGCGAGCCTATCGCGTTAAGTTGTCTCGCATTGATACTCAGAACGCGCCCATTACTGTCTGGCCCGATCTCCCTACTACATAGTTTATTTCTCTTATTTTTATTCGATAAGCAATCTCCCGGTTGCCCGATGTCGGCTGTCCGACGTCGGGCATTGAGCGGCGATTTTCTATAGGAAAACGCAAAGGAAACATTATGGCCTTAACCCTTGAACAGGAGCTGGCGCTGTTGGCGCTGCTCAATGATAAAAAAACCACCCTGTCGGAACTTCCGGCCGCGACGGAGCTGGGCTCCGACGACCTGATGCTGACGCGTCAGGGCATCATCGATAAGTCAATCACCGGCGATACATTAAAGCGCTATGTGATGCCCCCAGAGGCTTCTCTGACGGTCTCCGGCATTGTGAGACTAAACAGCGCTGTCGACAGCCGAGATGAAACCACGTCGGCAACGCCAAAGGCGGTAAAAGAGGCTTACGATCTGGCAAAAGGTTCGCTGGTAAAAAGCGCCAACCTGTCTGATTTAACTGACCGTCTGGAAGCCAGAAAGAATCTCGGCCTGTCGGACATTCCGTCCTTGTGTTATCCCGTGGGTGCTCCCATTCCATGGCCGTCGGATATTATTCCTGAAGGCTATGCAGCGATGGTCGGGCAGGCGTTTGATAAAGCCCTCTATCCTCAGCTAGCAAAGGCGTATCCGTCAGGCGTTATCCCCGATATGCGCGGCTGGACGATTAAAGGGAAACCGGAATCCGGTCGAGATGTGCTTTCGTATGAGATGGATGGTAATAAAGCCCACACGCATACGGCAAGTATTTCAAATACGGATTTGGGGTCGAAAGCGACATCGGCGTTTGATTATGGGACGAAGACGACTAGCTCGTTTGATTATGGCACAAAGACGACAAATTCAGCTGGTGCACATACCCATGCATCTCAAGCATCTATTGGTTTTGGCCGTGATGCATATGTGAATATAGCGGCAAATGGTGATAATAATTCTAGAAACTATTCTGTAACTATTCCATCAGCAGGAGCTCATACACATACTGTAGGAATAGGTGCTCATACGCATACGGTAGGCATTGGATCTCACTCTCATAGCATAGCTTTAGGTAGTCATTTACATAACATATCTATTAACGAGTCAGGAAATATAGAGGTAACAATAAGAAATATTTCATTCAATTATATTGTCAAACTTTCTTAATTTTAAATGTGTTGTTTTAATTCTTTATATAGTATCTGATTAATAATATATTGGGGAATATATGGCTTTAACTCTTGAACAAGAGCTGGCACTGCTTGCCTTGCTTGATGAACAAAAACTGACTTTATCGGAACTCGATCTCGCGAGTGAATTAAACAACGGAGATCTGATGTTAGTTCGTCAGGGAATTCTAGATAAATCCCTTAAAGGCGAAACGCTAAAACGCTACGTTACACCGCCGTCGGCCTCTCTGACTGTTTCTGGATTAACCAAGTTAAATAACGCCGTAAACAGCAGTGATGAAGATGTTGCAGCAACGTCTAAAGCGGTGAAATCAGCCTATGATTTGGCTGGAAAAGCACTGATGAAAGACTCCAATTTAGCGGATTTAACCAATGTGGCTGATGCTCTTACAAACCTTGGTTTGGGGGATGCGGCGTCTCGAAGTGGCATTACTGCCCTGAACAGTCAAAACGGCTGGTTATCAATACCGGTAGCGATCGGTTCTTTTCGACAAACTATCATTATCCAGTGGGGGTCTGTATCGATATCGTCACGAGGAACCACACCAGGCGTCGATGGATGGATTCAGAGCTCAGTATCAATGGGTTTTCCGATCGCGTTTCCATCGATATGTTGTTCAGCAACATGCTCACTGCAGCATGGAGGTACTAGCACTCAATGGGTCGCAATACCTAATTTGAGTATCAGTAGCAGGCTCGGAGGAATTTGCCGCTTGCAAACGCAATATCAAATGGAACTAATCCCATCTGTATCTTGGATAGCAATAGGGTATTAAAATGACAAACAACTACGTTTTTAGTGCTACGGACAACTCATTTTATCCGACAGAGTTACGGGAGATGTATGAACATGCGGGAACATGGCCACATGATGCACGTCCTGTCGATGATACCAGCTTTGCCGAATTCTCTGGTTTTGCTCCAGAAGGTAAATCAAGAGGAGCAGGCGACGATGGTTTCCCGTGCTGGGTAGATATTTTACCTCCGGTAGTTGATGAACTGATAGTGACTGCGTCCGTTGAAAAATAAAGGATAATAGAGGCGACAAACGAGTACATCAGTTCTCGGCAATAGCCATCGAAATTAGCCCTAGGGCGGTTATCCGCAATTGAAAAGGCGGAATTTAACCGCTGGTTAGACTATCTCGACAAAATTGAGGCCGTAAATGTTACGGCCTCGACTATCAAATGGCCTACGCAGCCGGAGGCAGTGGCCAATTAATAGGGATGGCGGTGATATCAACGCGAGTTAGCGAAACACGGTATTTCCGCCATTCGTCGTATCTCTGACGTTCTTCAGCTGTGGCCATTTCTAATTCAACAGCATCAGCCAGCGGCTCAACAACTGTATTTGCCACTGTAATCAGCCTCTGTTTTTCAGCGGCCGCTGCCGTTATCAGTTCATCAACCGACAATGGTGGAATATCCACCCAGCATGGCAAACCGCCCTCACTTACAACCCGAATTTTTCCCTCTGGCGCAACCCCGCTGAGCTTAGTAAACAGAGCGTCATCAACCTCTAAGCCGTCAGTAGGCCATGTCCCGGCCGCATCATAAACTTCGCGGAGTGCCAACGGATAAAACATGTTATTTATTGCGCTAAATATATAATTTTTCATATTAGTATCCAATTGCTATCCACATAAGCTGTCGGGAATGAGCTAAAGAACCCGTTGTGACATAAATTTGGGCGTCGGCACCGAATCGAGTTGGCATGCCAATAGAAAAGGTTTGTTGTGCATTTCTGTATTCAGGTACAGCATCATAGTTAGCCGAAGTGATTCCGGTACTAGTTGTTATACTAAAACATCCGGTCGGAAAGGCGATTGGATATGTGATATCACATTTATAACTTGCAGCTCCTACTCCGCTTGTCCACTTTCCCCACTGAATAATAATTGCAGTTTCTGATCCACCTACTTTTATTGGTATTGATAGCCAACCATGGTCTGACAAAAGAGCCTTGGCCGCTGCTAATTTTGCCGCCTCCCCCAAACCAAGGTTTACAAGAATGCCTTTATTCCTCATGTTTGCCACAATATCCCTCTTCTTTCCCAAAATAAGGACGCTGAAAATGGCAATCATTGGCTATGTTCGGGTTTCAACAAATGAACAAAATACTGAACTACAGCGAAAGGCGCTTGAGTGCTTAAACTGTGAGCACATTTTTGAAGATAAAATGAGCGGTAAAAAGGCTGAGCGGCCTGGATTAAAGAAGGCGCTGAAGCAGCTAAATACGGGAGATACACTTGCAGTATGGAAGCTCGACAGACTGGGAAGATCGATGAGAAACCTGGTTTTACTCATTGATGAGCTGCATCAGCGAGGCGTACACTTTCGCAGCGTTACCGATAGCATTGATACCTCTTCATCCATGGGAAGGTTCTTTTTCCATGTCATGGGGGCGCTGGCGGAGATGGAGCGTGAGCTTATTGTTGAGCGAACGAATGCCGGGCTGGCCGCCGCGCGGGAACAGGGACGAATCGGTGGGAGGAGGCCGAAGCTAACGGTTGAGCAGTGGGAGCAGATAGGCCGTTTAATTGAAAAAGGGCACAGCCGTGCGGAAATTTCCCGTATTTACGACATATCCGAAAAAACAATTTATCGATATCACCCGGCAAAAAACTTCTCAACAGTGAAATAA